TGCATTGAGATAATAAGTTATCCCTTGCGGGGCTTACTCAACTTAATACGGGCCTCGAACCGAATCCTTCTATTAATAGACCTATGCAGTCAATGGACTTATTCGCTTTGTATACAGTGATCCACCATCTTCGAACCCAAATGCATCAATATAAAGACGCTTTGCAACTTCTGGGTTAATTTTTGTTGTAACACCGCAGCGAATATCTAGACAACCAGATGACTTGGCCCAGCGCATAAATGCCTGTAATAGTCGTATAGCACAAGTTGACCCTCTGAAATCTTTACGGACATAGAGAGCAAGATCAGCAGCGTAAGAAGCAGAATCAGAGAACCAATATTTCGATTTAGCACCGACCATCATCCCCACTAATTCTGATCCTTCATAACCAACAAAGCAAACGTAGTCTGGATGGTCTAGGCATTGCTGCGCTAGAGTCAAAAGACTACGTTCGCTAAATGGAATAGATGCATAAACGCTTTCTTCGTGCATTTCACGACCAGCATTTATGCAATCTATTACGTCTTCGGGCGTTAACGCACGAATAATCATCAGCCGTATTTCTTCTTAAAGAAAGATTCGACCTTCGCAATGTAGGTTGGATCACGATCAGCAGCGTGCCAATAGCGGCGATCTTGCATCATTTTCTTTATATCTGCCTCTGTAGTGTCAGATGGAGCAGAATCAATTATAGTGCCAGAGTCACCACGGATCATGCTCATCATCTTCTCTACGGTTGCAACACCTTCAGCCGTACTGCAAATACGCTCAAGAGAACGCTGTTCTTCTGGATTAAAGTTTTTACTAACCCACATACCAATAGCTTCAGTGCGAACCTTGGCATTTTCACCAAGTTTCTGCATTTCCACTTCATAGTTTGGCATTTCTGCCATCTTCGAATCAATATAGGTCTGGATGCCAGTCTGGAATGTTTCCTGATCAAAGCCATTCTCAAATGCAAACTCAGACCACCACTTAGTTAGTGGGTGATTTGCTACTTCCTCAATCTGGATACCCTCGAGTTCTGGAATAGCATAGAGATCTGCCGACTCTGGTCGATTATTGTAGGCTTCAGCAGCCAGTTCATCAATTAGTTTGGACTTGAGATCATCCTCTTTAGAACGAAACTTAGTCTCAAGTTCACCATATGACTTGGCAAGATTTTCCCAGTTGGCTTTATCTTCTACCCAGAATTTTTCAGGCAACCAATCAGGACGGCCTTCTACATTCTGGTTCTGAACCTGTTGACCATCAGCATTAGAGGTATCTGTACCTTCTGTTGCATTAATCAAGCTCATTTTAGCTTTCCTTTTTCAATGCGCTGTTCAATAATGCCGACAAGGTAGCGCGATCCTTCTCGATGCATTAGCTCATTTGGTGTGATATTAGGACCACCAACGTAATTTACTGTAATAGATCGCAAATATGCAAGACATTCTTTTGCGCCTTCGCTAGAGAATACCCCATTAAATAGCCGATTAAGTTCTAATTCTTTAGTTTCGGAACGCTCTAAGCCGTCACATCCCACCACCAGCCGCACCTTGCGGGAGCTGTTCTGGCTGTTGTTGCTGTTGCTGTCCATTCATAGCACCCATTTGTTGTGTTAGTTGGGCCACTAATTTAGCGCGTTCGCCATCGGAACGCAACAAACGCTCAGGAACACTGAACTTATCTGCTAGATACTTGGCAGCATCCTCACTCTTGACCAGTAGATTTACGATTTGTGGACCAAATCTTTGCTGAACTAGACTAACAAAATGATCAAACGCAACAATATCCTGCTGTGCCTGACCCTGAGCAAGCGGACTTGTTGAGCGAACCTTGACTTCACGACCATTGACACTCGGTACTTGGATACGACCCTGCTTCTTTAGAATATAAACAACGCGACGCAAAACAGGGTTAACCATTTCAGACTGAAGACGACCAAATGCAGCACCAATTTGGCGAGAAAGATCAGCCATTCGCTGACTGACTTCGGTAGCAGACATTGGAGTCTTATCAGGGTTGCCGAGCATGTCATTGTAAAGAGCCTTACGGATGTTCATCCGCATGTCATTAAGCACAAGCTGTGCAACATCAAAGTTACCAGCAGGGGAAATTGACTTGAGTCCACTAGAGCCAGCCGCAACAGGAATCAAAGTTCCGGGCAAGAGTTGGATCGTATCAGGATTTACAATGCCATCATCTTCCATCGTGTAGATACCAGAGATCGACATCTGAGCGTTCTCAAGGATCAACTGCATGGTAAGATTACATGTTTTGATCGCTGGCATGGCGTTCATCAAAGGGCCACGACCCCAGACTTCACCAGCAGCCTTAGACCAACGGAATGAGATAAAGGGATTAGAGCCAGTTCCCTTATACGATTCCTTAAAATAGATCTCTGAAGTCTTTGGATCAAACACACAACGGCGTGTTTCTTCTTCCATGCTACCAAAGATACGGTATGTGCAGTCTACCAGTTTGATCATTTCGTCCTTACCCGTAGAAAGATTACGGGCGACTTCTTCTGGCAGAGTAGCTTTAGGATAGGCATACTTGATATTGGACGCACGAAGTGGGCGTTCACGGAAGATATGATCAATCATATCATCTGGACCAGTATCGAGATAAAGTTGCGACAGAGGCAGGGCCGTAAACATTACAGGATTAAGGGCATCACCCTCTGTCACACTTAGACATGCTGTACCAACAGCTAGATCAAGAAAGTTCTCATGAATCTCTTGCGAAAAGTTGGAGTTCTGGATGATCTCAAAGACGTAGTTGGTTACGATCTCCAAAGCCTTATCGACTTCAGAGCGTTGATCAGCAGGGATTTCAGATCCAGAAACCAGTTCTGCCCAACGAGCAAAGTTTGGAACAAGGCCAGCTTGTAGGCGGGAAGCAAACTCTTGAACACCAACCACCGCTGTTTCATCAAAGATCTTATCAGTCCGAACCTGTCCTTGAGATTCAACATAAAAACTTTCACGTTGCGGTAGAGCGTATTCATAACATTCCTCAAACTTTGAAGCCCACATATCTTTAATTCGCTTGGCGCGATTAAACTTGGCGACAAGATTCGCGCCCTCGTTAGGTGTGATTTGAGGAAGTTGTTCAACTTCGATCATCTATTAGCCCATTATTCCGCGACCAAAGCCGCCACCACCACGAGAGCCAGAGATAAGAGAACGCATACCATAGACTCCAGAGCCTTTAGAAACAGCGTCTTGGAGACGAGACTCTTTATCTTTTGCCTTTGCTGCGGCAGCGTCTGCCTGTGCAGCAGCTTGCTGTTCAGCAATTGCAGGATCAGGCGGTGGGATAGGAGGTGGTTTAGGGGATGAAAAACACATGGGACACTCCATTTTCTATCCGAGCCATACACGCCTAAGCGCAAGTTTACAATGGACTAGATATAACTCTGTTCTGTTTTCTTTGCAAAGGCTTCCGATTGAACACATCAAACTCACCTTTTACATTAACAGGCCGCCTACTCTGACCAGTCAGTGTAAGACTTCTGCCCTCTCCACCGCCAATAAGACAGTACTGAAGCGCATCATGAACGTGAGAGAACTTGTTCTTTTCGGGTTTAGAGTCATGCCGAACAGTTCCACTGACTTGCATACGCCTATAGTGGTAGCCTCCTTTAAAGCCACGCAATAGATTTACGCATCTGCTATCAACCAAGAAGGCTGCTTGCCCATCTATCATGCGATTTAGAGAGGTCGTGACGGCTTCAATGCGTAACGCAGGATCATTATTGCCAGCAGGAAACGCCTTGATACCCGCTGAACGAAGGATCTGAAACGGTGTTCGCTCATCAGTTTGCGCTCTATAGTCACCAGCAGGATCTCCATAAACCATGAATTGTGATTGTGGAAAGCGTTGCGCTGCCTCAATGCGGAACAGTTCAGCAAATCGGACAATGCCCATATCCTCTGCTACCAACTCATGCAGGATGACCCACTTGCCTCGTACATGCTGAGCAAAGACAGCAGCAGGAGTAAGACCAAAGTCCATCCCAACAATGATCGGAACATGAGGCACTGGAAGTATGGGGTCTCTTGACACATGCACATCTTCGACGAACATGGAGTATACTGGCTTACCATCTGATAGCGTCCCGACCCTATTCATCACATAGACATCAATCCAAGACTTTGTTTTACCCTCGATGATGCGAGAATAATAGTCTGGTGTTAGGTTTGCGCGGTTCTCTGCCTTGTCATTTAGATGGTATCCAGTCAGATTACCCTCGGAATTGCGCTCTTCTATCATGCCAGATGGCTGATTAAAGAACTTCCAAGTGTCTGGTTTGACCAGCATCAGGGCTTCATCACGGCTAATATGGTCTGGAATCGGACTTTCACCAGCCATGATAGGCCACCAATGGTCCTCATCTGGGGCGTTCGTATCTGCAATCACACCATACCAAGTAGGGCCACCGTCCTTCATTGACGGAAAACGACCAACACGCATGGTACACGCATCGACAATTGTCTTTGGGATCTCTCGTGCTTCGTTGATCCAGATGCCTGTCAACTCAAGCGACAGAAGTTTCTTCACATCCTCTGCACGATCAAGTGCAAGGAAGATAACTTCTAACTCAATATCGCCACGCTTCATGCGATGGGTATAGGGCGGTGGATGCCAGAGCATCTTACCCCATACATCTTCAGGGAACCAATCCAACCATGTCTTGATGGTCGTAGTTCTCAACTGAGGATAGCTGTTACGTACAATTGCCCAGCGAGAACGCTTGATACCATCCTCAGATGGTGCTTGCTGCAAGGCTCTACGAAAGATTTCAATGGCACAACCCACTGATTTGCCAGAACCAACTGGTCCACGGATACCTCGAAAGAAGGAATCATCCTTCATAAAGGAGCGAAGCATCTCGCCAGCGGGTTTATAATTAAGGTTCAATTCACCATTCCCGTGTTCACGGCTTGGCGAAGCATCTTGTCAACGACCTCTGCACCCATTGCATCAATGAACTTATCCACTTCTACCGTGGTCAGGAAGTCTTGAGGATAGAACTTCAGGTGAGTCTGCTTGACAATCTGTCGAAGACGATCACGATCCTTGGCAGAGATGGTACTACTAAACGATCCATCGTTCATCTGTGGATACCTATTTGACTATCAATGTGAGCAGGAGTATAAACAAGACTCTCCTGTGTGTGGTGAAACT